CGCCGAGCTGCTGTTCCAGGAGGCTGGGGTTGCAGTCGAGTTCTACGAGGCCTGAGCAGTGCCAGTGCTGCGGCCGATCCCATCGCCAGGATGGCGAGCGGCTGGAGCTGGAGATCGGCAACCGGTGCGGCCGGTACAGCGGGCAGTGGTTGTGCCTGCGGTGCTTCCTCAAGTGGTCCGAGCATGAGCGAGCAGCGCCTCGCTGAGGCCATCGCCGACACCCACCTGTCGCCGCTGCGCTACGTTCAGCTTGCGTTCGGCTGGGGTGAGGGGGAACTGACCGGCTTCCCTGGTCCCGATCCCTGGCAGAAGGAGCTACTCCTCGACATCGAGGCCAAGCTCAAGGCCGACCCGGACGCGCCGATCTTCGAGGCGGTGGCGTCGGGGCACGGGGTTGGGAAGTCTGCCGTCACCGCGTGGCTCATCCTCTGGGCCATGTCCACGAGGCCGCACCTCTCCGGCGTGGTCACGGCCAACACCCTGCCCCAGCTCTCGACCAAGACCTGGAGGGAGCTGGCGGTCTGGCACAAGCGTGCGATCAATGCACACTGGTTCAAGTGGACCGCGACCCGGTTCTTCCATGTCGCCCATCCCGAGACGTGGTTCGTGGCCGCGATCCCCAACACCGAGCACAACTCCGAGAGCTTCGCCGGTCTGCACGCCCGCTACGTCCTGGTCATCTACGACGAGGCGTCGGCCATCCCGGACTCGATCTGGGAAGTCTCTTACGGTGCCATGACGACACCGGGAGCGATCTGGTGCGCGTTCGGCAACCCCACCCGCAACTCAGGGGCCTTCCGGCGGTGTTTCGGGGCTGAGCGGTCGCGCTGGGCTGTCCGACAGGTGGACGCCCGGAAGTCAGCCCTCACCAACAAGGCCTTCCTGCAGTCGCTGGTCGATGAGTACGGGGAGGACCATGACTTCGTTCGCGTTCGCGTCAAGGGCGAGTTCCCCCGTGCCTCCTCGACGCAGTTCATCGCCTCCGACAAGGTGGATGCGGCGCGGGCCAGACAGGTCGAGACGCGCGTGTTCTCGGCTTACCCGAAGGTCTTGGGCGTGGACGTTGCGAGGTTCGGCAATGATGAGAGCGTCATCCAATTCCGCCAGGGGCCCATGGTGTTCGATCCGCGCCCGTTTGCCGGCGTTGACACCATGCAGCTGGTGTCGTTCGTGGCAGAGGCCTACCTGGAGCACCGTCCGGCGTATATCGCTGTGGACGGGACTGGCGTTGGTGGCGGGGTTGTCGATAGGCTCAGACAGTTGCCCGAGATCAAGTGTCCCATCGTTGATGTGCAGTTCGGAGCCCAGGCCAGGGACACCAAGGCCTACGCCAACACCCGGACCGAGTTGTGGGGGCGAATGCGAGATTGGCTTGCTGGTGAGGTATCACTGCCTGACTACCGGAAGCTGCTGGACGACCTTGTAGCGGTCGAGTACGGGTACAACCAGCGGATGCAGCTCCAGCTCGAACGGAAGCAGGACATGAAAGCCAGAGGACTTGCGAGTCCGGACTACGGTGATGCGCTGGCAATCACCTTCGCGGACAGTGCAGCGACAACGGCCGCGCGGTATACCCCGCCGGCACCCAAGCGGTGGGGGAGAGCGATATGACACGAGTGTTCCTGAGTACCAGCGAGGCGGTGGGCGAGATCTGTGAGTTGCTCCGAGAGTTCGGGACGGTGGAGATCGACGGTCGGCGCGTGCAGTACTCGCAGGATCCTGCCAATCCGGACGGGATGACCTTCATGGGAATCGCCACCGGCAACATCCCCTGGTCGATTCGCCTCAGCCTTGCAACCCTCCGGCCTGGACAGTTGTCCAATGTTCGGGATGCGTTGGCACGTCAGCTACAGGAGCAGCGGCAGGCCAAGGTGGCGCTGGAGCAGAGGGTCTGACATGGGACTGCTGTCACTGGTATCGAACGACAAGCTGGCGGAGCGCGAGGCGCCGCAGCCGCAGGCCGAGCTGACCTCCGCCCTGGCGGCGCACATCCGCCGGCAATGGGAGGACAACCGGGAGGCGAAGCTGCCGATCGAGCGGGAGATGCTCGAAGATCTCCGGCAGCGCAACGGGGTCTACGACCCGGACGTGCTGGCAGAGATCAGGGAGCATGGCGGCTCCGAGATCTACATGATGCTGACGGCCTCGCGTTGTCGGTCCTGCGCCTCGTGGGTGAGCGACATCCTGTTCCCGGCCGGCGACAAGGCCTGGGCCATCGAGCCCACCCCAATCCCCGAGCTGTCGGAGGAGATCCAGCAGTACGTCTCGATGCGGCTGGAGTCGGAGGCAGCGCAGCTGGCCCAGGAGGGGCTTCAGCCGACCCAGGGCCAGTTCGAGGAGCGCCGACAGCAGATCGAGCGGCGGATCCGGATTGCTTTGGAGGAGAAGGCCAACGAGGCCAATGAGCGGATGGAGAAGAAGATCGATGACCAGCTCAGTGAATCGGGCTGGGAGTCGGCCATGCTGGAGTTCATCGACGACTTCGCGACCTTCCCGGCTGCGATCATCAAGGGGCCGATCTACCGGCGGAAGCTCCAGCTGAAGTGGGGGCCCAATGGCGAGCCCATCACCGAGCACAAGATCGTCGCGGAAGACCGACGCATCTCACCGTTCGACGTGTTCCCCGCTCCGGGCGCAACGACACCGGACGATGGTCCGTTCATCGAGCGGATTCATCTCCGCAGGGGCGACCTGTACGAGATGATCGGGGTGCCAGGGTACTCGGAGGAGGCGATCCGCCGGGTGCTCGACAACCACTCGCGTGGGGGTTTGAAGGACTGGGACACGGGCGCGGAATCAGAGATCGAGAAGCTCTCGAACGGCTCTTCGACCAGAACCCGGACGGCGACCATCACGGGCCTGCACTACTGGGGCTCTGCCCCTGGCTCCATTCTCATGGAGTGGGGCTATCCCGGCGACCTGGACCCGCAGCGGGAGTACGAGATCGAGGCGATTCTGGTTGGGTCTGAGGTGATTCGTGCGGTCCTGAACCGCGATCCCCTGCTCCGCCGCCCCTACTACAAGGCCTCGTTCCAGCGGAAGCCAGGGAGCTTCTGGGGCGTGTCCCTGCCCAGGCTGATGCGTGATTTGCAGCGGATGTGCAACGCCACCGCTCGGGCGCTCTCGAACAACATGGGGATGTCGTCCGGCCCTCAGGTCGTGATCTTCAAGGACATGATGGCGCCTGGGGAGACGACGACCCAGATTTACCCCTGGAAGCAGTGGCAGATGACCACCCAGCTGTCGGGCGGCGGGCAGCAGCCCGTGCAGTTCTTCCAGCCGGTGTCGAATGCCGGTGAGCTGCTGACGGTCTACAAGGAGTTCGAGGCCCGCGCTGACGACGCCACCAACATCCCGCGCTACACCTACGGCAACGATCCCTTGGCAGGGGCAGGGACGACCGCTCAGGGGCTGGCGATGCAGATGGAAGCCGCCTCGAAGGGCATCAAGCAGGCCATTCGGCACATTGATGACGGTGTGATCCAGCCCAGGGTCGAGCGGCAGTACCAGCACAATATGCTCTACGAGCAGGACATATCCATCAAGGGCGACCTGAGAGTCGTTGCGAGGGGCTCGTCTGCGCTCATCGCGAAGGCTGCGACGCAGGCCCGCCGGAACGAGTTCCTGCAAATCACGGCCAACGCCCTCGACTCCCAGATCATCGGCATGGAGGGTCGGGCGAAGCTGCTGCGGCAGATCATCCGCGACATGGACCTCGACCAGAATCTGGTGCCGGAGGACGAGCAGTTGCAGGCGATGCTACAGCAGCAGTCTGAGGGTCAGCAGGATCCGCAGATGGCGGTTGCGCAGATGCGCATCGAGGCGGAGCAGGCGAAGCTCCAGGCCAACCTACAGAACGCGGAGGCGGAGCGGCAGGCCAAGCTCGCCATCGCGGAGATGCAGCGCCAGGGCGACATGATGGAGCTGGCGGAGAAGGGCAAGCTCACCCTGGAGCAGATCAAGGCGAAGCTCGGGGAAGTGGCAATCAAGGAAAGGGGGGCCCGGCAGCGGATTGCTGACGAGGCGGCAATCAAGGCTCGATTCGGGAGTGGAATATGAGAAACCCCAACATGTCAACGCCGATCGGTGGTCCGTCGTTCCTGGCGTCCACCGCTCAACCGGCTCCAGTTCAAGCGACTCAGCAGCAACCTGGAGCGTTGGCTGGCGGCGCGCAGCCGCAAATGGGGCCCGGTCGAGGTGGCCATAGAGGCCCTCCGCCCGGCAGGGACTACGAAAGGTTCCTGCGGTTCATGGGTCAGGCGACCAACTACAACCCGGGCAACCAGCAGGAACTGAGAAACGGGCGGGTCGTTGGCTCTCCCGGCGGCTACATGACCGGGCTGAATGCGGCCAACAACTTCTTCACCGGCACCCCTTGGTCGCAGGGCATCGCCCCCATGCCGGCCAAGCCCACGACGTTTGGCAACGGCGAGATGAATAAGTGGCGGGCCGACTACCAGAACTGGCTGACCAACGCCAACAACCAGTTCCAGGCCTACCAGCAGTCCAACCCGAACTGGCTGGCTGACGCCTACAGCTGGTGGGGCGGACAGGGCGATGCGGCTGGCTTGCAGCAGGCCTACGACAAGTTCTTGACGAGGCAGCGTAACAAAGGGCAGCAGGCTTTCACCGGTCCAGCAGTCCCGCAGGCGCCGCCGGTCCCCGCTGCTCCACCGGTCCCCGCTGCGCCGCCGATCCAGCAGGCGGCACCGGTCCAGCAGGTGTGGCAGCGGGCGATGCAGCCAATGGCGAACCGGCGGTCTGTCTGGGGCCTGCGTTGACCCAGCCCGAACCAAAAGAGTGGAACTCTTTCGCGAGACTGATAGTCTCAGGCGATGACTTCCAGACATTCATAGCTTGGCTCGATAGGTCGTTGGCCGAGCAGGATGTCAGGAACCGGACCCTGGAGGGGGTCCAGCTGCACAGAGGGCAGGGATGCTCTCAGCTCCTCGCGGAGTTGGTGCAGCTCTTGAGGTCCGCGCCCCGTGTGGTGCGCGAAATGCGGGACAGATCCTAATCGCAGCCTGTCCCTGTAGTTGACTCCCGAGTATGGCGGCGGGCCATGCGATCCCCGTTTGCGTCTCGGCTCAACCCGAAGGTGGATTATGACTCAACCGGAGTCGGTGAAGAGGCAGATCGAAGAGGCACAGCAGGCGTATCAGGCTGCGTACATGGCGCCCCAAGCGGACCCGCCGCCGGAACCTGAGAAGCCGCCCGAACCCATCCCGGATGCAGCCGGGCAAGTTCACGACTGGAAGCTGCGGTTCACGAACTACAAGGCTTCCGCTGATCGTGAGATTGCGTCCCTGCGGCAGGCGGTGGCCGGGCTCCAGCAGCAGCTGAGCAGTGCGTTGGAGGGCTTGAATGCCGCGAAGGCCGAGCGCGAGAAGGTGCAGGCCAGGGCGGTGCCGGATGAACTGCTGTCCGAGCAGGAGCGCGAGCTTCTGGGGGACGAGAACATCGCGGTAGTGGCGAAGGTGGCTGATGCCAAGGCGCAGGCCAAGGTGTCGGCACTTGAGGGCGAGATCCAGCAGCTGAAGGAGGCGTTGTCCTTCTACACGGGCCGGGAGATACAGCGTGATCAGATGTCCGCCGAGCAGGCACTGCGGCAGCGGATGTCCCAGGCGTACCCGGACTGGGAGAAGTTCGACAACGACGATCGCTTCAAGGGCTGGATGCACGAGCCTGACCCCCTGACGGGGCGCCGCCGAATCGAGCTGTTCCAGGCTGCGCGGCAGGCGGCAGATGTTGGCCGGTTGGCTGCCTTCTATCGCGAATACGGTGAGACGGTGGGGCGCGATCCCCGCGCTGAAATGCTTCAGCCGCCCTCGCGGCCCGGAAAGGAGGCAGCTCCTCACGGGAAGCGAATCTGGTCGAACGACCTGATCGGGAAGTTCTACCGGGACAAGGCCGCTGGGGTGTTCAAGCCGGAGGAGGCCGCTGCCCTGCAACAAGACATCTTCGATGCCCAGCGAGAGGGGCGTATTCGCCCGTAGCTGGGATCGAGTCGAGAGAGGTAACAGGCAATGGCCGGCGTAAACAAAG